CTTATCATCTTTCATTTGAAGCTCAGAATATATCTTTGCAGATGAACCTTGAAACCATTTTTTAGCGCTAGTAAATGCATCTCCTATAAGTTCACCTATGGGTTTAGTCATCCATTCAGGTATAAATGATTTGCCGTCTTTATCTTTTCCTTCTAAGAAATTGAAAACTATTAAAAATATATCACTTGTGAATTTAACTGCACTCTCATATTTTTCCTTTACAAATTTATATGATTTATAAACTGCTTTTCCAAAAGAGATAACTCCTCTAACTATACCTGTCATAAATTCTATTGCATCGCAAAGATCTTGTTTAGCCTGGGGTGAGTTTAGATATTTAAATAACCTTTTCCCTTGCTCTTTTAAAAATTCATATGCCGTGCCTATAACTGGTAAAATTTCATCGCCAATATAACATATGAAATCTAAAACTGCTCGTCCCATTGCCTTGAAGTTTTCGATTGTAAGTGAAGGAAGTATTTTGTCTTTAATATAGGTGTAGGCAACAATAAGAAATTCTTTGAGTTTTACAAATCCTTCCTTGAGTTTTTCCCAACCACCAGCTTCTAAAAATCCTTGAATTGCTGGAATTGCTAATGCTATCGTACCAAAGAGAAGTGCTTTCTTAAACTTTCCCCAAAGACTACTATCACCAGTATCTTTCATTTCATCAAGTTTCTTTTGCTGACCAGTGACATTCCCTGCTATTTGTTCTAAAAGGTCAATTTCTTTTTCTTGTCTTGCTGCGTTTGCTGCATCTTTAGCATCACGCACCGCCGGACTTTCCTGCTCGGGTGCCTGCTCCGCTAACTGTTGTCTTAGTGCAGTTCCCTCTTCTCTAACAGCAGCAGTTACTGCTTCCATCCCTTCAGCCATCGTTCTACTTCTTACTCATGTATGCTGTCATGCCCATGTAGGCACCCACTACGCCAGCCATGCCGATATAGAATAAACCAAAAAGATCAGCAAGGGCTTGGATTCTTGAATCGGGGAAAATAGGTAGAAACACAAAGCCAGTAAAGACCAACATAGAAATAAGAGATACCCACGCCATACGACGCTGAGCATCTGCCTTTTCCTCTTGCATTTCAAGTTCTTCAAGTTTTGCTACTGCTGCTAGTTCTTCATCACTCACGATACCATCTCCATCCACATCATACTTTGCATAATCACTTGTTGGTTCCAATGTTTTTGGACTCATTTTGATTATCCTCTTCTTCTTTGTTGTTCTTGTTTTATTCTGTCTTCTTCATCCTTTATCCATTCAACCAATAATCCCACATAAATGTCTCTTTCCCATGGCATCATATTTTCAATCTCAGTTAAACTATATTTATGATGTTGCATCAGTCCAAAATTAGTTTTAAAATAATTCACTAGGGTATTATGAGAAAGAGTTAGGTTAAAAAATCTCCCAGCCCTTCTAGAGAAACTTGAGAAACCACTCCAGTTTTAGGATTTTCTACATCCAATACATGTCTTAGTCTAGGCATGGTGGAAAAGAAGTTCTGTGACTTCTCAAACATTTCTTGTGTTAGGCTATCTACGAACTCATTGAGTTCCTTCTTTGAGATGTCAACAATATTGTAAGTTTCCTCTCCAAAATTAATAGCTTGAATACAAGATTTGATAATGAAAAATACTCTTTCTGTTTCACTTTTGATATTCGCTGATTTTAGAGTTGTGTCAATCGTTGGATATGTAAAGTCAATGGACAACGTATCTGTCAGATCCACATGAGTTGAGTGTTCTTCATCCACCAAAATCTGAATGTCTTCTATGTCAATAGATTTCTCAACATAGGTTTCTCCATCATCTGGACACAATAGTCTAACATCAATTGTTTCTGAAACAGACTTCGATCTAATCTTGATGAATGCATACTCAATGTCAAACATTGGATCATTCCTTTTACCAAGACTACCAAATGTACAAGAATGCACTAAATCTAAAACTGCATTGTGTGTTGCAGTCTCCGTTTGTTCTTCCATCGCCAGAAGAAGAATCTTTTCTTCTCTTACAAGAAATGGTCTGAACTCTATTTCATCTCCTGTAGATGGCACTGTCATCATATATTTCGGCACTTCAAGTTTTGGTAAGGCCATAGTATTTTCTCCTATCAATTCAATTGTTATAATTTATGTAATCAATGAGTCCTAGATTTCGAAACCACCACCAGCAAGATTTCTAGATGACTGTGAAATATCTGGTTCGGGTTGGGGTTTATTAAATGGCGTATCCGACCCATACCTAGATATGTCTGTGGTGTATCTGAATCCAAACTCTATGCTGATTGTTGCATATGCAGTTGATGCGCCTGCGTCAAAGTCAACCTGACCAATGGTCATTGGATATGCTTCCCAACACTTAAGACCATATCCTGGCACATCTGTTCCAGTGTTATTTACATCACCATTAGGGATGTTCCCATCTTGCTTGCTTACACCATTAGGCCCCTGATTAGTCATACTGTAGATTTCTATTGAACCCTTATACTCATCATAGTAGTTCAGGTTCCAAGTATGTTCATCATACGCTGTTCTCTGCCAGGCATCAAATGTTTGTTTCAGTTTAAATTTTTCGTCAAGTAAGAAAGTAATTCCCACAGTATTAGCAAAAGTTATACCTGAAACAATATTTCTATTTGGACCATATATGTTAGTGTCTTCTACTGTTGAAAAATTAGTGCCTGGCATAAAAACAGTCTGTGCTCTGACCAAAAGATCTGGTGCATCCATTGCTGCTCTAAAAGGTCTATTTGGTGGCCCTGGAGGGAAATTTAAACGAACCACAAATTGATTGGTTCTAACAATACCCTCTTTACCGATTGAGTTTCGCAACTCAACAATAGTATTTCTTTTGCTAGGTGTAACGTCAAAGGTTCTTCTTAAATTTTGATTAGCCATTAGACCATGCTCCTAGAGTCTGCCCATACTTGGCTTGCTTGTGCTTTCTTGAAGTTTTGTACAGGTAGTAGTGATGCGACAACAAATTCATCTGGTTGAATAATACGAAATTCTGATTTTACAAAACCGTTTAGGTATTTTTTAATAGTAGGCTTCAAAAGACTAATCCTTTTTAATCCTTGATAGTTTAACTGATTAGGAAAGTTAACTACCTTATCTAACAATCTCATTCTCAATGGTATGGGTAAGTAATGAAAGTTGATTCCTAAAAATCCACCACCAATTCCACCTATTGGCATCACCAGTGGAAAGGTATCGTAATAGGGCAAAGTCAATTTATTTTTAGGTCCATAGACAAACATATTCAATTGACCAAAAGATGGTGAACCACTTCTTCTACCATCTCTAAGCAAATCTAGACGACGGGGAGTTCCAAACTCTTTTATTTTATCCCTATACCATTGTGTTGAATATTCTTGACCCTCGGCCGCATCTAATACCTGACGAATATAATCTGATTGTGCCATAATAACTATTTATAACGAATACCTAAATCGTCCTCTGTTAATATCTTGAACTCCATTCCTTTGTCTTCACACCAAGGCACAGCCGCCTTCCACTTTGCTTCATTGACGCCCCAAGTCTTGACCTCATTAAACCATCTCTGTGTTTTTCTTTTGGGCGTGGTAGTTGGTGGTTTACATTGTTTCTTTGGTTTGACTTCTATAATCATCTTCTTGACTTTTCCATCTGCCTGACGAACCTTGATGTAAAAGTCAGGAAAGTAACGATGCACCCTATTATCCCAAGGTGATATATAGGGTATGATAATTTCTTCACTACCCCATTCAAGAATAGAGGCACTTCTGTCACAATACTTCATAAACTTCAGTTCCCACAAGGAACGGTATACAATGTTGTTGTGATTGCCTCTATATTTCTTGGGATTTCGTGGTGTGTATCGTCCTTTGTATGACATAACGTATAAATATATGTAATAAACTTATTTAGGAAGTAAAAATGACCCAAGAAAGCTTTGTAGCCTTCAAACCTCGTAAACCGCCTGGAGGTAATGAGCGAACAAAAGACAATGCTGCAGCAAAAGCACAGGAGTCTGCAAAAGGATCTTATTCTGCGGTGGGTGGTCTTCAAG